GTATAGCTACCAAAACATTGTAGCAAGTTGGGATAACTACCAAGGTGGAGCAGGTTATTATTACCCACATATTGATTATGGTTTATATTCTACTAATAAGCACGATTGGGATTATGGAACATTTAGACCGGCTTTATTTGTAAAGCAATACCTAGAGAAAATATTTGCAGCAGCAGGTTATACTTATGACATCACTTGGAGTAATGGTTTTGAGGTTGATAGATTTAAAACATTAATTATTCCTTTTAACAAAAAGAAATTAACTAAATCAGGAACCCAACAAGTAAGTTGTACACCTCAAGCAACTACTGGATGTATTGACCAAGCTACACCAATGCCTATTCAATGGGAAAACTTTAGCGGAACAAACTGGACTATCAATGGTGGAACTACAGGTAGTGTTTTTACTTATACAGGACTTGACCCTACTAATGTAACCTTTAAAGTTGACATAACATTTACTGCATCTACAACTAACACACCAGTAAATAATGGTATTTATATTGATACATATAAAAATGGAGTTTTAATACCATCATCGACAAAATTTATTCCTCCATTTTCAGGAACAGTTAATGACTTTTATATTGTGAATTTAGTTGATGAACCGATTGTTACAGGAGATTATTTTGAGGTACAAGCAAGTGCAGCTGATACAGGGATGTGCTATGATAGTTTAATTAATCAAGCAGGTTCGGTAAGTATTAGTTCAGATATTCCAATTACACTAAATGTAAACTTAGGAGATACTGTTTCTTTAAATGATTGTATTCCACCGAACATTTTACAAAAGGATTTCTTTGCTTCTATATTAAAGTTATTTAATCTTTATGTAGATGAGAACAGGTTTGAAGAAAAGCATTTAATTATTAAGCCATACACAAGTTATTACGACGGTACGGTAGAAGATTGGAGTCAAAAGATAGATAGGGCTAAGCCTATAAAAATAAAGCCAATGTCTGAATTAAATAGTCGTTACTATTCTTTTAAATACAAAGATGATAGCGATTATTGGAATGAGTTATATAGAAAAAGATATAATGAAGGATACGGAAGCAGGATATTTGATAGTGAATACGAATTTTCAAAAGAAACGGAAAGCGTAGACATTATATTTTCTCCAACCGTATTGGTAAGCATAACGGATGAGGATAAAGTTTATAGCACTATTTATAAATTCACAAACAACTTAGAGGAAAGAATAGATAGCAATATTAGAATATTACAAGCAAGAAAAATAACAGGTGTTACAAGTTGGGATTTAAAAGAGGGTGCAACTACTTTAACTACATTAACCGTTTATGGTTATGCAGGGCATTTTAATAATCCTGTTACAGTTGGTAATGATTTAAACTTTGGAGCAACTAGAGAATTGTTTTATTCATTGGCGGGTGGACTATTAAATCAAAATCAATTTAACATTTATTACAGTCCTTATATGGCTGAGATAACAGATAAGAATAGCAGGTTATTAGAATGCTTTGTTAAGCTAACCGATACCGATATATTTAATTTAAGTTTTGCATCATTTAAATACATAGATGGTGGATTATATAGGCTAATTAAATTAACAGACTACGTACCAGAATCAAATGAAACAATAAAAGCGGAATTTTTAAGAGTAATAAACAAAGAATATTAAGATGGCAGATAAAACAGTTGCGTTAACCATAACTACCGATTCTAAACAAGCAGAGGCATCGGTAGGCAGTTTTAAAAAACAATTAAGAGAAGCGAATAATGAGTTGTTCAGTATGACTGCACAATTCGGAGAAGCATCTGTTGAGGCAGTTAATGCAGCAAAGAAGGTAGCCGGTCTTAAAGATGCTATTGGCGATGCAAAAGCATTAGCAGATACGTTCAACCCTGATAAAAAGTTTGTTGCTTTAGGTGGTGCATTACAAGGTGCTACTGCAGGATTCAGTGCTTTGCAAGGAGCAATGGGTTTATTCGGAGATGAGAATAAAGATTTAGAAAAGACTTTGTTAAAAGTTCAAAGCGCAATGGCTTTACAACAAGGAATTAGTGGATTATATGAAGCAAGAGATGCCTTTGGTTTATTAAAGGATGGAGCAGTAAGGGCATTCCAGGCGATTAAAGGAGCAATCGGTGCAACTGGTATAGGTTTATTAGTTATTGCATTAGGAACGGTTGTTGCGTATTGGGATGACATTAAAGAGGCAGTTAGTGGAGTAAGTGAAGAACAAAAGAAACTTACAAAAGCATCACAAGAGAATTTAGCAGCAGAAAAAGAAAAGCTAAATGAAATAGGTAGCCAAGATAACGTATTAAAGCTACAGGGAAAGAGTGAAAGGGAAATCTTGATGATGAAGAAGAATCAAGTAACTGCAGTTATTAAAGCAACTGAAGCTACTATTCTACAAGATAAAATTACTACAAAAGCACAGGTTGATGCAGCTACAAGAAGCCAACAATTACTTAAAGGTTTATTAGATTTAGTATTTCTCCCACAAAAGTTACTATTTGAATATTCTTCAAAGGCTATTAATAAACTTATTGGGTTATTAAATAAAATACCAGGAGTTAAAATTGACTTTAAGATTAATGACCAGTTAGCAGATAACGCAACTGATTATATCTCTAAATTAGTTTTTAATCCTGAAGAAATACAAAAGAAAGCAGATGCAGCAGCAGAGGCAAATCAAAAGGCAATTAAGAAACTACAAAATGATGCAGCAGGTTATCAGTTATCAGTTAATTCAATAGATAAACAAGCAAAAGAAAATGCCTATGTAGATAGGTTAAAAGGATTAGAAAAAACAAAGATTGAAACAGATACTTTTGAAGCAGCTGCCGCTCAATCAAGGGTACAAATAAGTGCAAACGCAGCAAATGCCATTTTAGAAAAAACTAGAATGACAGAAGAACAAACTGCAGCACTTAAAAAGAAATATGCAGATGAGGATGCAAGAGATACTCAAATAGCACAAGATGCAAAAATTAAAGCTACAGTTGATACTTTAAATATTGTTAGTGATGTATTGGGTAAAGAAAGTGCAGCAGGTAAAGCGGTTGCAGTAGCAGGTGCATTAATTAATACTTACTTAGGTATTTCCGCAGGTGTTAAGTTAGGATTTCCTGCAGCTATTCCTGCAGTATTGGCTGCATCGGTAACAGGTTTTAAAGCCGTTAAAAGTATTATGGCTACTAAGTTGCCAGGAAAGGCAAGTGGCGGTGCTAGTGCAGGTGGTTCAATGTCAGCACCATCTTTATCAAGTGCAACTGCTCCAATAACACCACAAGCGCAAACAACTACTTTATCTACTCAATCAATTAATCAAATAGGAGTAGCAAGTTCTAGAGCATACGTATTAGAAAGTGATGTAAGCAGTAACCAAGAAAGGTCGCAAAGATTGAATAGGGCTGCTAGGATAAACTAAACAACTATTTTTAAATTATATATTATAAATATGAAATTGCCTATTTACGATTTAATTATAAATCAAGATGAGAATAATGATGCTGAGGTTTCTTTTGTGGCACTCGTTGATAGTCCTGCAATTAAAAAGGACTTTCTTGCGTTTAACGAAGAATTTATAGACCCAAATAAAGGAGAACAAAAAGACGAGTTTTTAAACCGTTGCATTAGTTACGTAATTAATGAGGGTAAAGAAACAGAGCAAGCAGTAGCAATATGCAATAGTTTATGGGAGCAACATTTTGAAGAGAAACCTATGGCATTTGCTATACAGTCTGAAAGTGAGCATATCATTACTGGTCCTTTAATGATTCCACAACAATTAATCTATCGTAATTCAGAGCAGTTTGGAGAGCACTATGTAAAGTTTTCAGTTGATACCATTAAGCAGATAGCTATTAAGTTTAGCAAGAAGGGATATCAAAAGAATGTTAACCTAATGCACGAAGCAGATATGCAGGTTGAAGGACTTACAATGTTTGAGAGTTTTATTAGCGATTCCAAAAGAGGTATTAAACCGATGGAAGCATTTAAAGACTTACCTGATGGAACTTGGTTTGGCAGTTTCTATGTTGAGAATCCTAAAGTATGGGAGTTAATCAAGAAAGGAGAAGTTAAAGGATTTAGCGTTGAGGGAATGTTTGATTATGAAGCACCACGGGTGCCACCACTAAGCGAAGACCAAAAACAATTAGCAGAATTAAGAGAAATTTTAAACAGTTTTTAAAAATCAATATAATAGTAATATGGAAGCAAAAGAAATTTTACAAAAAGTAAAGCAATATTTTAACGAATTAGCTGCTGCACCAGAAGTTGAACCAATGATGGAAGTTACCGAATACGAATTAAAAGATGGCGGTAAAGTTATGATTGATAAACTAGAGGTTGGCGGTATTGTTATGATTGACGGAAATGCTGCATTGCCAGGAGAAGCTGAATTGGTAGACGGTACAAAAATGACTATCGGAGATAATGGTGTTATCACTGCTATTGAAGTTGTTAGCCCTGAAGCTGAACCAGTTGAAGAACCTATCGAAGAAGATATGGGAACTAAATTTGCAGCTTTTGAATCATTAACAAATGAGAAATTTGCTAGTTACGAAACTAAATTTGCAGCTTACGAAGAAAGATTTTCAGAGTATGAAGCAAAAATGAAAAAGGCAAACAAAGTAATTGATGAATTATTGAAACTATCTACTTTATTAGTAGAAGCGCCGGTACAAGCACCTGACAATTCAGTAAGAACTTCAAATGCTTTTAAAGAAGTAGAAGAAAAGAAAACACTAAATATTTTATTTAACTAAACAATTATAAAAAAATGGCATTAGCTTTTAGCGGATTATCCGCATACACTAAACAACTTGTTAAACCACTTTTGACAAGTGCAGTATTTGACGCAAAGACACAACAATTAATCCTTTCAAGCGGTATCGTTATTCCGAACGTAAAAAGTTCAGTAGCTATTCCTTTGATGGAAACAGATGCAGTATTTGCTGCACAATCTTGTTCTTTCGATGCAAGTGGTACAACTACTTTCTCTCAACGTACTATCACAGTAGGTAAGATTAAAGTAGAAGAGAAAATCTGTCCAAAAGATATGGAAGCGTACTTCACACAAGAAGCGTTGAAAGCAGGTTCAACTTATGAAGATTTTGGTAATGCTGATTTCCAAAAAGCATTCTTAGATAAGAAAAACGCAAGAATTGCTTCTCAATTAGAGACTGCAATTTGGCAAGGAGATGCAACAGGTGCAACTGCAAACACAAACAAATTTGACGGTTTACAAAAATTAATCGCTGCAGGTTCTCCAGTAGATGCAAACGTATCAGGTTACACAGGAATCAGTGGTTCAGCTATTGCAACTGTTAACGCTTCAAACGTTATCGCTTGTACTGAAGCTATCTACAAAGCTATTCCTGTTGCTGTATTAAGCAAAGGAGATGTTAAAATCTTCGTTGGTAATGATTGGTATCGTTTATTAATCCTTGCTTACAGAGAAAAAAATATGTTCTCTTACAATCCACAAGATTCTCAAGCATCTTCATTTATCCTACCTGCAACTAACGTTGAAGTAGTAAGTGTAAATGGTTTGAACGGAACTGGTGATGCTTATGCAATCAGTCTTTCAAATATGGCTTTAGCAGTTGATTTGGTTGACGAAGAAGGTTCATACAAAATGTGGTATTCAGAAGACAACAATGATGTACGTTATCGCGTAGAATTTAAGATTGGTGTCAATGTGGCTTTCACTAATGAATGTGTGAAGTTCGTAGCAGGAATCTAATTTACTAACATAGGGGAGTAGTTAACCTATTCCCCTATTTAATACTTATAAATATGCCTTGTGCAATAGTTAGCGGATATACAATAGACTGTAGAGAAACCATTGGTGGTATAGATGCAGTTTTTTTCGCAGAATATGGAAACGTAACAATAAACGATGCTAGTGGTATCGTTACAGGAATTACAAAATTAGCTGGAAAGAAATTTTACAAATTTGAAATACCTACTAAATCTAGTGCGGTTGCTGCAAGCAATCCAACAGGTTCTATTGAAAACGGTACTTTGTTTTTTGAGCAAACTTTAGATTTCCCTATTAATAAAAGAGATGCAACCACAAGAAACATCATCACTACCTTAGCTAAAAATAAAGTTGTAGCAGTTACCCTTGATAAAGATGGTACTTACAGAATGTACGGTAAAGGCGCAGGTCTATACTTAGCAGCAAGTACAGGAACAAGTGGTGCAGCAGCAGCAGATGCAAATGGTTATGTATTGAAATTTGAAGGTTCAGAAAGAGAAGATTTCTTTGAAGTAACCAACGCAGTTGGAATAGCTTTGACTACAGCAGGATAGAGTTTTTTAATTTTTAATTTATGCCCCGACCGATGAAAGTCGGGGTTTTTTTCTATGATTAATTTAACAAAAGGACTTACACAGACTATTTATTTTACGGCTACTGAGAAGGCTACCATTAGCAATCCTTACTTTTTATTTGTGTTTATCCACAGAGTAACGGGCGATGTTGTTAAATTGATGGCTACAAATCAAAGTATTACCGGTAGATACGATAGTTTTGCATTTACAGTTAATAATTATTTCGATTTAAAAGAAGAAGGATTTTGGGGTTATACAATACACCAAAAAGTAAGTTCAGGAGATTTAACAGTTAGTGGATTAATTCTTGAAGAGGGGTATATGTTTTTGAATCCTGCTACACCTTTTGAACCTACTAAATACGAAGAACAAAATAATAATTTCGTCACTTATGGACTATAAGAATATTATCACAATAAAATTCGCACAAGCGGAGCAACCACGATTTGAAGAAAAGAGGGCAAAGGGTTATGTTGAATTTGGTGGCAATAATAACTATCCTGAATATTTAATTGGTTTATTTAATGAAAGTCCAAAACACGGTGCAATCATTAAAAGCAAAACGAATTATATTTTCGGTCAAGGATGGGATGGTATTGAACAGAAGGCAAACACTAAGGGAGAAACGTGGAATCAAATTACTAAAAAATGTATTTTAGATGATGAACTTTTCGGAGGTTATTATCTACAAGTTATATATAATTTACTAGGTCAGATTAAAGATGTGTATCATCTTGAGTATCATAAAGTTAGGACTAATAAAGAGCAAAACGAATTTCAAGTTAAAAACGATTGGTCAGATAATAAAGAGAAGCCTAGACATTATCCTGCTTTTAATATTAACGACCCAGTAGCAAGTCAGGTTTTATTTGTTAAACAATACAATCCAAAGTCTGATATCTACCCTTTACCTAATTACTTTCAAGGTTTAAATTACATTGAGAGTGATGTTCAGGTAAGTAGACATATTTTAGGTAATGCTAAAGACGGTTTTGTTGCTACCACTTTAATTAATTTAAATGGTGGCGAACCTGCAGAGGAAGCAAAAGAGGCAGTTGAAAGAGGAATCAAAAAGAAATTCACAGGTAGCGAAGGCGATAGGGTTGTTATTATGTTTAACAAGTCAAAAGATAATAGTGCAGAGATTTTGCCTTTATCGTCTACAATGTTAACTAAAGAAGATTTTACAAACGTAAATAATTTAATTCAGCAAGAAATATTTGCCTGTCATCAGGTTACTTCGCCTTCATTGTTTGGTATTAAGACTGAAGGTCAGCTTGGCGGTTCAACAGAGATAAGGGATGCGTATAAGATATTTGCTAATACTTATGTTAACGAAAGACAACAAGCGATTGAGGAAGTATTTAATCAATTATTTGATTATGTAGGTATTAAAGGAGATTATGAATTGATACCAGTAGAACCATTAAGTTTTGAATTTAGTGAGGCAGTAATGGCTGCTAATATGACTAGGGAAGAAATTAGAGAAAAATTAGGTTTAGCATCTGAAATGGCTGCTCCTGTTTCTACTGAAAATCCAACAGCTAATCCAACTGACCAACCTATTGCTGCTTCAAATGATTCTATTAAGAATCTTACAGGTAGACAATATCAAAACGTAATGAGGATTGTAAGGCAGTTTACTAATGGTAAACTTTCTAAAGAACAAGCTGCATTAATGTTAAAGAATGGATTTGCATTTACGGATGCAGATGTAAATACTTTTTTAGGTTTGGATTCAGACCCTGCTACATTTTCTAGTGATGACAAAGAAATGGAG